AACAGGAGCAACAGGACCATCAACTGCAATTAATGCTACAAATACCACTTCAATAAGTACATTATATCCTGTAATGGTAAGTGCAGCAGGGTCCAATCAAACTCCATATGTAGATACTAGTTTGTTTGTGGTTGATGCTAACAATAATAAATTAACTATGAATGGCAATTTGTATGTTATAAGTACAAGTCAAGGCCAAACTAATTTAACTTTGTCTGGAACCACTTTAACAATCAATATTGCAGCAGCTACAGTATTTTCGGTAAACAGAACAAATACAATTTCTACTGTTACCATAACAAATACAGAATCAGTGAATAGAACAGCTAGTATGGTCCTTATGATGACTGCAGATGGAACTACAAGAGCTGTAACTTGGCCTGGAAGTTTTAGATGGCCAGGTGGCACCGCTCCAACACTAACCAGTACACTAAATAAGGTTGATGTAATTACCGCTTATACTTGGGACGGCGGTACAAATTGGTTTGCATTTGCTTCAGGGTTGAATATGTAAAATGGCTATTTACGCTTTAGTTGAAAATAATGAAATTACGGAAATATCTGATGGTTTACCACAGAATTGGAGAAACATAAGTAATTTTTCTGCATTAGAAAATAATATACCTTATTTAAATAGTTTAGGATGGCAACAAGTTCAACAAGTTATACCTACTTACGATCCTGGCACTGAAAGATTAGAAAATTGGCAATATAAATTAGTGAATGGACAAGTTATTTTAGAACCAGATGTTGTGCCTTTTGTTGCACCAACACCAGAGGAAATTGCTGCGGAAGAAGCAGCACAAATGGCTGCCCAATGGATAGCAGTAAGACAAGATAGGGATCATAGAATGAATACTTTTGAGTGGCGATATACAAGATATTTTCGCCAACAAAGGTTAGGCATAACACCAACTACAGATCAAATAGAAAACTTAGACAGTTATATGCAAGCATTGGCTAATATTACACAGCAATCAGACCCATTCAATATTGTTTGGCCAACATATGTAGGAGCGTAGTATGCTTTTACCTCGATGGCTTTTAAATAGACAGGAAGCAGCTTCTAGCGCAGTAGTGGTTGTTACACAATCTAAACCTGTTTTTACCTGGGGCTTAAATTCGTTTGGTGAGTTAGGATTAGGTGACACAATCACTAGAAGTAGCCCTGTTCAAATAGGAACAAGTAGTTGGATTATGGTAGCTGCAGGGGCAAGTACTACTGTAGGTATCCGTTCCGATAGTACTTTATTTACATGGGGAGCAGCAGCCGGTGGAGCTTTAGGCAATGGTACAACATTAGGTAATAGATCTAGTCCCATAGCAATTGGTACAAGTAGTTGGACTTATGTTACGGGTGGTAATCAAAACTTTTTTGCTATACGAACTGATGGTGGATTATTTGCATGGGGGATTAATAGTACTGGAAAATTGGGCCTAGGCGATGCAACACTACGCAATAGTCCAGTGCAGGTTGGGGCTAGTTCATGGACCATGGTATCAAGTTATAATTTAACTTCAGGTGGTGTAACAACTAATAGAGCATTATTCATGTGGGGCTTAGGGGGAACTTTAGGCACAGGGGTATCTTTAGCTACAAATAGAAGCAGCCCTGTACAGGTTACTGTAGGTGCACCTAATTCTCAGTCTTTATTTACACAAGTTGCAGTGGGAGAAAGTGGTGCTATAGCAATAGATGCAGATGGGCTTGGTTATTTTTGGGGATTGGCTGGTCAAGTAAGTTTAAGTTATAATATTCCATGGAAAAATAAAATTGAACAATCTATTTTGGCACCTATTCCGTTGTCCACTTTTAATGATGAAACTGAGGAAAGTAATTACATAACAGCAACTGGAAAAACTGCTTTGAGTTGGGTACAAGCTGTTGGGGGTGTTCATGGCGGAATGGCACTACGCAGTGATAAAAAAATCTATATTTGGGGACAGAATCAGGATGGCAGTTTAGGAATAAATTCTACTTCTGGAAGTGAAGTTAGATTTGCCCCCCAATTAATTGTATCGCAAAGTACTTTTAATTATATTGCTTCTGGGGGGTATGAACAGAGACAAAGATATTTTGCACTTGATACAAATGGAATTTTGTATTCTTGGGGGAATAATGCAAATGGTGCTTTGGGAGTTGGAGACACTGTAAGAAGGGTTATTCCAACTGCAGTAAATATAACCAGTAGTTTTGTGTTTGTTGCCGCGGGTCCGGTAAGCACTGCAGCTATTGCAACAGATGGCAGTTTATTTACTTGGGGAGAGCAGACAAGTGGACAACTAGGCAATGGAGCAACAGCAGCAGCAAATGTGTTAAACCCAAGTAAAATAGGCACTAGTAGTTGGTATAGAGTATCGATCGGTTACAGATTTATGAATGGGATTACAGGGACCTACAAATTATTTTCCTGGGGTCTAGGTACTAGTGGAGTGATAGGAGATGGCACTGCAACTACTAGGTCAGTCCCAACAGCAATAGGAACTAGTAGTTGGATTTTTGTTAGTTCAGGTAACAGTAGCGCATTTGCTATACGCTCAGATAGCACTCTTTGGGCCTGGGGGAATAATCATGTAGGTCAATTGGGATTAGGGGATACTATTGCTAGATCTAGTCCAGTGCAAATAGCAAGCCCAGCTAATTGGAAATATGTAGATGCAGCAAACAATTACATAGGCGGACCATTATTTTCACCATATTATAGAACATATGGAATTGCAAGCGATAATACTTTGTATGCATGGGGATTTTTTAATGCTGGCACTGGGCTTAGTGCTGCACTTAACGGTAGAAGTAGTCCAGTGCAAATAAGTTTAAGCCAATATTCAAATGTAGACGCAGGTTTGTGTTTTACAGTAGCAGTAAGAACAAATGGTGTTCAATATTATTGGGGAGCTACTGATTCGTTTGCAAAAAGTCCTATATATAATTCGGGAGACGGTGCAGCCATTGCTTATTCAACACTTCAATTTGTTCAATCTAATTATGAAAGTTTTAGATTAGTAACTTCTGGTTTATCTAACGGGGCAGCAATTAGATCTGATTACAAACTTTTTACTTGGGGCAGAGACGATCAAGGGCAATTAGGTATAGGGGCTGGGGGTACCGTAACAAGAAGCAATCCAGTGCAAGTTGGTAGTAGTAGTTGGACACAAGTAGCGTTAGGTGACCGCACTATGTATGCTATAGATACTAATGGCAGATTATTCTCCTGGGGAGATAGCTCTGGTGGCTTTAGAGGATCAGGTAATTTAGTTAATTCTAGTAGCCCAATACAAATAGGATCTAGTAGTTGGACAATGGTAAACGCTTACAAAAGCACTGTTGTTGCGCTTAGAGTGTAATTTTTTTACTATAAAAATTTTTTACTTAAATATTGTATATTCAATTTTATTCACTATGCACGAAATCGATTTAATGTTGCGATATCAAATGCAAGGCAAAAATAAAGAAGCTAGAGCCTTGTCTGATAAATTAGAAGAACTTGGGTCAGATAAAATACTAGACCCATACGGTAATAATACTGAAGATATTTGGAATAGACATTGTTTTAATCGTGGTTGGTTCATGTTACAAGAAGGTAACTACCAACTTGGGTCTAAACTTTGTGAATATGGTAGAGCCTTAAATACATATGGCAGTCCACCAGCGTACACTGATAAACCATTATTCAATCCAGAACAACATAATATTAAAGATAAAACACTTATAATTAATCTTGAAGGTGGATATGGTGATGAAATTATCCATTCAAGATTTGCACAAACCTATAAAGAATTAGGTGCTAAAAAAGTTTATCTAGCCGCTGCTCCTGAATTAGTAGATTTACTAAGTTCAGTGCCTGGAGTAGATAAAGTAATTTTAAGAAATCAATATCAAGAATATGAACATGATTTTTGGTTGCCAGGTTTTAGTGCTGGTTGGCTGGCTGGACATACATTTGAAAGTATTCCAAATGAACAATATATATTTCCTAAACAAGACTCAATAGATGTTTGGAAACAAATTATCAATAGCCCAAAACTAAAAGTAGGTATAAGATGGGCAGGTAATCCAAAATTTGAACATCAACAATATCGTAGATTTCCTGAAAACTTTATATTGAACTTGGCAAAATATTCGGAAATTCAATTGTATAGTTTACAAAGAGACAATAATATTTTAGAACTACCAAATACTATTATTGATTTACAACATTTATTGTTAAGTTGGGACGATACTGCTGCTGCAATTGCTAATTTAGATTTAGTAATAACTAGTTGTACTAGTATAGCCCATCTGTCTGCTGCAATGGGTAAAAAGACTTTGGTCATGGTCCCGATCTTACCTTATCATACTTGGTGCTATAATAGTCCGGACTCTACTACCAGTCCATACTATAAATCTGTGAAACTATATAGACAACAAGAGAAAAGTAAATGGAATAAAACCTTTCAAAATTTATATAAAGATTTAGAAACAGAATATAACTTAGAACATAAAGACCTGCCCAACGAAGATAAAATTTATAAAAAATTAAATTTAGCTTCTAGACATAACAAAGTAGATGGATTTGTTAATGTAGACAGCTCAGCATTATACAAACCTGATGTACAATTCGATCTTAAAATAAAACCTTGGCCCTTTAAAGATAGCGATTTTATACATATAGTATCTGTTAATACTTTAAGTCATATCGCTAAAAATCCAACGGAATTACTAGAAACATTTAAAGAAATGTACAGGGTAAGTGAAAACGGCGCAGTTTGGGAAATAGAATATGTGCATTATTCTAATTATATAGAGTTCGACTTTTATCATAATTTTAAAATTACATTAGCACATTTCTTTAATCTAAATCAAAAAGATATGTTGAATAGAATCAAGGACAATAACTCCTATAATCTTATTCCTTTTGAAAATGGGATCGATGTCGAAATTTTAGATGTTGTTCATGAATACCAATCAGAAATAAAAGAAGCAGTTAAAAACAGACAATTAACAGAAGCACAAGCAATACAAAACGCTATACATATGAATAATATAATTAAAACGACTAGAGTTTTAATGGAAGTACATAAACCCGGTAGAATTACTTTGGATCAAGTGGAAGAAGAAATTGCAAGACTACAAACTAAATCTTTTTCATAGTTATAATAGAAAAATTAATAATGCATATATAATTGCATTACCCAGACACCCTTTGAGTCAAAAACATTTGAAGGAATGTATTCAAAGTTGTGAAAAAGTAGGACAACCATATATAGTATGGCCTGGGTTTGATGGAACCGCAGGGGAAATACAAGTCCCAGAACAATGTGCAAATAATGATTTTTTTAAAATAATTAAAGTTACAGATCATTGGCTTACTAGGACTGAAGTAGCCTGTGCATTAAGTCATATAAGTCTTTGGTTTCATTGTATTACTATAGATGAACCAATCATTATATTGGAACATGATGCAATTATGGTTGACAAAATAGAACATCATGATTGTTTTAATAGTATAATTTGGTTAGGCAGTAAGGAAGTATTAGACAATAATCCTTTAATGCCTATTCCACCACATGGGTGTGCTGGACATAATTATCATTATATACTTAGAGCTCATGCATATGCAATAGATCCTATTGTTGCAAAAAACCTATTAGCTTATGTAATACAAATGGGTATAAATAATCCCTTGGATTTAATGATGCGGGCAGACTTGTTTAATATTATACATAAAGGGTTAATCGCCTATGATAAAAATGAGTCAAAGTTTGATACAACAATGAAAAATAGAAATAATGAAACAAGGCCAGTAATAAGAAATGACTACTTACAATTCTGACATACAGTATTCTATAGTTATACCCCATTTGTCTAATAGTAAATGTATAGATCTATGCTTAAAATATCTAGCACAAAACAGTTATTATAAGCATGAAATAGTAGAAATATTAGACGAAACTGATGTATATTATGCATTTAACAAGGGGGTTTATCAAGCCAAGTCAGATACTGTAGTTTTACTAAGTGACGACATGATGGTGGCCAAAGATTGGGACAAATTCATACCTATTTACAGCGATCAAAAAACAATATTGACTGGTTATGTAGTAGAACCTAACCCAGGCAAGTTAAGTAATGATTTCGAAAACATAAGACATGACTGTGGTTATCATTATAATTTTGATTACGAAAAATTTCAAAACTTTGTTAATGAACAATCTGTGCCTGAGTTTAAACAAAATGAAAAAGGTTGGTATCAGCCTTTAGTAGTAAATCAGAGAAGTTTTGTAACTTATCCTAACATACAAAAATTTCCTTATCATCCTAACGATATAGTATTAGTAGAGGAATTAATGCCTGCAGCAGGATTTAATTTTGCTAGGATAGATATGTTTGTGTATCATTTTCAAAGGCAAAGTGGTGCATATGGTCAGCGTGATTTGCCTAAAAGATGTATTTTTAGTTGCAGCAATCCACAAGTAGACAGAAAAATTGCCACATTACAAAATAAAGTTTTAGAAAAAATTAACAAAATACCAAACTGCAAAATTGAAACATTATTTTACGCTGATACCACTGACAAATTATACCATGACAAAGTATTAGACTATGCATTTGAAAAATTATTTTACGAATTTAATTATGATACTGTGTTGTTATTAGACATTGATTGTATACCTCTAAACTTAGACGCATTAGAATATATGTTTGAACGGGCAGAAAAAGACATATTAGTGGGGAATGTTCAAAGAGCAAATCATATTCAAAACAATAAACATGTTTATGTAGCACCCAGTGCTATGGGTATAAGTAAATCTTTATTTGAAAAAATGGGGAAACCCAGTTTCGGGTATTCTAATAGAGGTGATGTAGGGGAAGAATTGACTTACATAGCTGAAAAAATGAATATACCCATAGAATATTGTATGCCTAGCAAATATGAAGCTTTGCCATTAGATACAGGTAAACCTTGGCCTTTAGCGGATAATATGCCAGAATATGGGATAGGAACAACTTTTATAAATCAATACGGTAAAGAAATGTTTTATCATTTATTCCAGAGTAGATTTGGAAAATTTAATGATCTTTTCTTTGTAAAATGTGCAGAACTATTATTAAAAAATTAGTATGAAATCCAGTAAAGAAATATTTTTAAATTTAACATTGCCTAGTAAAAAATGGGATCACTATTTTGATATATATGACCGATATTTGTCTCGATATATAGGTAAAAATGCTAATATTTTAGAAATAGGTATAGATAAAGGTGGCAGTTTAGAGTTATGGCATAAATTTTTAGAAAACTCTACAATATATGGAATAGATAGTAATCCAGAAATTAAAAATATTAATTTTGATTTTAATGTAGATTTAGAATTAGGTGATCAGGCAGATATAACTTTTTGGCAGAATTATTTAAATATTAGGCCCGAGTTCGATATTATTATTGACGATGGTGGGCATCATATGGGGCAACAAATCACCACTTTACTCAGTATATTTCCTAGGTTACGAGAAGGTGGGGTTTATATTATAGAAGATGTACATACCAGTTATGTAAAGTCATATGGTGGTGGGTTTAAAAGTCCTGATTCTCTTGTGGAAGTATGTAAAGGGCTAATTGAAATGATTAATTATGAGTTTATCACAGAATTAAACCCCCCAGAGCAATTAGCTCAAATATTTTACAATTTATGTAATATAAGTTTTTATAATAGTGTAATTGTATTAGAAAAGCGACCTAGACCCAAAATAGTGCCCTTAGAAGTCAATTATCCAAAAAATGAATCTTAACTTTTTTGAATAAATACGGAATCTAGTATAGATTCTAATGACACAACAAATAATAAATTTAGGTACAGGTCCAGACAGTCAAACAGGCGACACTTTATATGTAGCTTTCACTAAGGTAAATGAAAACTTTAGTGAAGTATATAGTGTATTTGGTGCCAATGAAGTCACTACTTTTACTGCCAATACTGTAACGGCAAACACTGTCTTTGTTAAAAATAATGCCACAATATTAGGAAATTTATCTGTTTCTGGTAATATAGAGACTATTGCCAATGTAGTTGGGGCTGCGTTTTATTATAGTAATGGTGTACCTGTTTTTAGTGCAATATATTCTAATATAACATCAAATTTATTACCCAATA